TTCAATAAGTCAGTACCTAAGAACATATTGCTTAAACGCATAGCGTAAACTTTGTTAGTTCCGTTAAGACCTGCAACTGCAATTACTTTGATTGTAGTACCTGGTAATACAAATTCGCTATCAGCTTTCACATCAATTTGGTAATTGAAAGAACCGCTATTTTTAAGAGCAACAGTGTAAGTACGGAATAAATCTTGACCACAGAAGATAGTCATATCGTCAGCAGCTACAACTTTAGCAGGGATTGCTTGGTAAACACCATCAAAGATGCTAATTACGTTAGCAGCAGTAATAGAAGATAAAGGAGCGCCTGAAATAAAAGTTGAAGCGTTAGCAGCAACAACACCAGAAGCAGCGCCTATTAATTTTACAAGACCATCAAAGCGGTTAAGGTTAACATTAACACTTGTAGTGTCGCCAGTCCATAACGCAGTTTCTAATTGTGCAGCGATTGTCTTAGCTTTCTTTTCAGAATACTCTTGCTCGAAAGGTACGCTATCGTACATAGAGCCAGTAGGTAAAGCCTTTTGCAAGTACTTTGACTCAAGGTCTTTAGGACAAAGAGCTTCGTTTACTTTAATTTTACCAGGAGTTACAGTACGTTGAGTAAAGGTAGTAGAACCAGAAGCATTAAAGCCACAAGAAGCACCATCTTGGAAGATAGCGTCAGTTTCCATAATGTTGATTTTTTCGCTTGACTTTACGCCAACCATAACGTTACCTGCGCTCTTAATAAGAGAAGCAGTTTTTGCACCCAATACAGATGAAGTTACAAGTAGAGCTTCGTTTTCTTTTGTATAGTTTGCCAATGCAGATACATCAAATCCCATTTTATTTTATTTTTATTTGTTTAATAAAGCGTTTCTAAATTTTTCAATCCTATCGTACTTCATTGAGTGAGTAGTTACGTTAGAACTAAAGTTGTTTTTTGGTTGCGCAATAGGTTCAGCGTTAGGTGTCTTTGTAAGTGCTTCTATTAATTCAGCTACTTGACTAAAGCCATTCTTAACTTTTGCCTCTAATTGTGCTACTTGCGTTTTAAGATTTTCGTTTTCAGAAACTAAAGCAGCGATTTCGTCTGCCATTTTCTCGTCCATCTTTTTACCCATTTCAGCAGGGTTTTCGTCAGCTTCTTTAGCTTCTGCTTCTGGAGTTTCAATAGATAAGATTTTAGCGGCTTCGTCTAAAACAATTTTAGTGCCGTCTGCTAATTGGTGTTCGCCAACAGGAGCAGGACTTCCGTCTGCTAAAGTAACTTCGCCACCGATAGCTAATTCGCTAATCATAACCTTTGTTCCGTCCATAAGGCTATATTCTGCGAATGTAACAGGTACCTCTTCGATAGGTGCTTCAATAGGAGCCGGAGCCTCTACTTGTGGCATATCTTCGAATAAAGCCCTAATTTGCATAATTGCATCTTTTGCGTTCATCATTCTTTTTGTTTAAATATTAATAAAAGATTTTGTTTATCATTTAACCCGTTGCAATATTTCCTTTATTGCATTCATAAGTTCTTGTTCTTTGGTCGGCTTGGTCTTGTAAGTAAACAACCCCTCTACACTAAACCCTTTAAATTTGCCCTCTTTAACATCATTCCAAACGCCTTCGTTGTCTACTTTAAAAGAACCAAACCACGAGCCGTCCGGTGCATCTTCAAACCCTTTCATTGGTTGTATACCTCTGCTTTGATCTGTAATAAAACTCTCAAACATTGTTACACCTTCTACTTGTTGGTTAGGAGAGTGCATTAAGTTTACGTTTGATTGGTAGCCTCTTTTGAAAAACTTTTGCGCAATCTTGAATATAGTGTCTTTAGAAAAGACCACATAGTAATCGCCATAAGTAGCATCACTCCTAAAAATAGGCATATCAGCCAACATAAGAGGACCAGAGATAATACGCTTATCTTCGCTAACCACTTCAAAGCGTTGTTGATTTTTAAAGGCATTCCAATTCTTTTGAATAGCAGGTTTGTCTACGAGTGCTACATAATCGACCTCGGCATCGTCATTCATATCCTCGCTAATGTCTAATAAATAAACAGGTAAGTCCATAATCGTAAATATTAAGTTTTATAAATTGTTATCATTTAACCAAATCTTGCACGTTGCTGAATAGCTGCAATACGTTGCTGACTGCTCGTAACATCGCTCTCAACCACATAGGCTCTTTGTGCTTGGTTGCCTAAGGCATTAATGGTTTGAGTATTAAGGCTTGTAGTTTGTGCTTGTGGTTGAGGTGGAGCCATTGGTGCCATAGCACTAACATTAGGTGCGCTAATATTAGCTGCGCCACCGCTTGAACCACCAGGTGTTTTAACTGCTAATATATTTTTAACTGCACTAAAACCAGTTGCCGCTGCCATAGCAACCGCAGGGATAGCTAAAGGAAATCCTAACTTTACACCTGCTGCAATACCTTGATAAGTATTAATTAAAGCACCTGCAACCGCCAATGTTTTACCTGCTGCCGTTTCTTTGCCTAATATATCAGCCGCTTGAGTTAAAGCCTGAGAAGTCATTTGTAAAAGCTGCACTTTTGTTTCAGCTTCTTTTTTGTCTATATCAGTTCTTGCCTTTGCGTTTGCCGCTACACCTGCATTATATTGTTCTTCTGTTATTAATTTTTTAGCAAAAGCATCTTTTAGTAGTGTATCTTTTTGGTCTAATAAACTTCTTTCGATTTGCAAATCAGCTTCATTGTCAGCTAATCTTTTATCTAATGCAGCAAGTTCACTATCAGCAATTTTTTTATCTTCAGCTAATTTTAATGCATCAAGTGCTAAAGCTTCTTTTTTAGCTAACTCTAATTTTAATGCCGTCTTTTGTTCAGCAGTAAACTTTTCATTAGCATCAATATCTTCTCTTTGTTTTTTAAAATTAGCTTCTAATTCTACCCTTGCTTTTTCGCCCTCGTCTTTAATACCTGCTAACTTTGTTTCAAGCGTAATCTTATTTAATTCTGTTTGAAAAGCAATTTCTTTGTCTTTAGCCTCTTTGTCATTCTTGTCTTTTAAATCCTTTGCTTCTTTAGCATACTTATCTAATACCGCTTGTCTTTCCTTTTGTTCTGCGGCTGCTAAATCTCCATTATCTTTTATACCTGCTAAAGCTAACTTCTTTTGCTTCTCGGCATAAGCTTCTGTTATATTTAAAAGGTCTTGTTCTTGTTGTGTCTTTAGCTTTTTATTAGCTTCTGCTAATATAGTTTGTGCTTCTTTTTCCGCAGCTTCCCTTTCTTTTCTTATCCTTTCCGCATCACCTGCTGATTTACTTGCACCTTGTCTGTCTATGTTTTGAACAGCTAATTGAAACCCTGCTTTTTTATTTTTAAGGTCACTAAGAGTTTTATCTAAAGCAGCAATTTCTTTTTGCCCATTTGCTTCTGTTGCTTTAGGGTCAAATACTAAACCAGATAGTTTTTCTGCTACGTTAAACTCGAATCCTTTACCGAATACTTTTGCTACTTGATTAACTCCATCTATAACTAATTGAAGCGGTGCAGTTACAAAGGTTAATATGCCTTTAAGTATTTCCTTGTTACGCTTTTCGGCTGCTAATTGGGCTTGTAGAACTACCTTTTGTTGTGCTACTTGTTTCTCTGTTGCACTAATTACTGCATCAGTTTGCTTAATTTTTAAGCCTAAAATTTCCTTTTCAGATTTGCCTTGTAGTTTTAATACATTATCTTGGCTATCTATTGCAGATAGTTTTTCTTGTTGTGCTTTAACATCTGCTTGAGTATCTGTTAAAAGCTTCTTTTGTTCCTCACTTACACCACTTACCGCAGCTTTGATATCATCCCAATACGTAACAATAGCACCTAAAGCAACAACTAAAACACCGATTCCAGTAGAACCAATAGCTGCTTTAATTCCTTTAAAGGTATCTATTGCAACACCTTTTAAATTTGTAAATGCAGCACCTAAGTCGCCTAATTGTTCAAGACCTTGTGAAAGTGCAAGTGCTGATTGTACTTTGGCTAATGTTTTTTCAACATCTTCTCCTTTAGAACCAAGTAATCCTAATGCACCTTGTACCGCAGAAAATCCACCTGCTACTGTTCCAAGAGTTTGAGAGAATGCTTTAAACTTTGTATCTGGGTTAAATGCGTCTACTAAGGTTGCTGCATCACCAATTTGGTCTTTAAGTTCGGCTGCCCTTTTTGCTGCTTCAATAGCTTGTTCTGAAGTAGCACCAAACTTATCTGATAAAGCTTGTACTTCTTGAGTAGCTTCCTTTAACTGCGCTTTTAACGAGCCTAAAGCTTGGTCTTGGTTTCCACCTATTTTTATATTAAACGAGAGTTCATTACTTTCTGCCATATCTTATATTGTTGGGTATTTCGTGTTAATCACTTTTAAAAACGATAGCTTAGTAGTGTTATATTCCATAGGGTTAAAGTTCTCGACCTTGTTAAGCCTAAACAATACTCCGTCAATATAAACGTACTTGCTAAAATCTAAATTGAAAATGTCTACTATGTCTAACAGACCAAAGCAGCTTAATAGCTTACTATCCTTGTTTGTAATCTCAGCAAGATAAGGACTATGGTATTCGTTAAACACATTAAACTCCGTAAAGTTAGAAGGTACAAATTGTAGTTCTTTAGGTGCGCCAAAGTTAATATCGCTTGTAGAATTTATCGGGTCATTCAAATGCCCTGCATATCCATAACTTGTATAGCTACCTAATACAGTACTTGTATTCATTATGTCCCAACTTGCTACGCCTGTAATCTTCTTTGTTTGCATTATACGAATGATGCTATCCATTCTATCCTCAGCACTATTAGTGTTTGACTTCTTATAGATTGAAGGAAATACTTTGTCTTGTCCTGTTGCTTGATAAAGTACAGATGCTGCAAATATAACTTCTAAAGTATCTGTTTCTTTTACAAAGTCAAACTCAGTATCGTAAATAAAATCGCCATAACCTTCTGTATACTTCTTACGATAGTTTTCGGAATAGAAATCATTATCTTGCTTGAACTTATAGTTATAGTAACGAGCATTGACTTCACTCATTGGCTTAATGCTTATAGGTTTAGCCCTGTCTATTTTGTTAGTCCAATCTTCTGCGCCATCTGACTTCTCAGGATAGAAAACCACATACGGACTAATAACCAGTTCTTTGTCGTTAAACTTATTCTCATACACATAAAGATTAAACATCTTTACAATACTTAAAAAGAAGTCCCTTTGGAATATACCCTTTGGTATTGTTTGGCTTACCTTAATAGTTTCTCCTAAGTTAATTTGTACTTGTGTCGGTGTGCTTGTAGTCACGCCTACATTACCTGTAAATATTTCAATCTGCATTAACGTACCAAGTATTTCTACTTGCATAGTATCGCCAGTATTAAACGTAACACCTTGTGCAGTAAAATCGCAATTAAGCATTCTTGTAACACTCGCATCAAAATCTTGAGATGCAATTTGAACTCCGTTTTTTCTAAGTATTACAGTATAAGTAGATTGTGCAGGGTCGAATATATTTACAAATCCGGTTAATGTAATCTGTATGTTTGTAGTTAAAGTTGTACCTAAATAAGTAAATAAAGTATTAGTCCCGTCAATAGTAAAGCTACCTGCGGTTGTTAAAGTATATTGAACGTAAGGGTCGCTTGTTAATAGCATATCTCTATTAATAGCAGCTGCACTCATACTGGTATTATTTAACGCAGTAATGTTTGTCTGGTTATTAGGTATAATAAGCCTTTTAAATAAAGGAGTTTCAAAGAATGAACAATCGAATGTATAATCTGTACCTGCAAATATCTTCTCTATATATTCTTTAACATACAAAGCCGGTCTGAAAGTTGTGTATTGAAAGTCCTTTTTAGCTACTCCGTATGCTCCTGGTCCTGTTGAACCTGTACCCGTGCTAACACTTCCGTAATCAATCAATGGGTAATAGTATCCAGAACCGCCAGGGTTATCCCAACTCGCACTAATATTGGCTACGCTATAAGTGTGGTTGTAAGCATCAAAGTTTAAATCTTCTAAACGCTTATTACCTAATTGATTGATAAAACCACCAAGTTCTCCAAACACGCTGCATTGGTATTCGATTGTCTCTTTGTCAATTACTATCTCTAATATTCTCAAAGTGCCTTTAAATATCTGTACCTTATCAATAAAGATTTTGCAGTTAGCTTGTTTAGTTACGTTGTAGTTATACCCTACGTTTGGCAGTGCATCAACTGTTACGTTTGCGTTGTTAAGTTCGAAGATGTAACCAAATACCAAGTTATTGTTTGCCGTTCCTGGTATGCTAATTGTTTTGCTAAAGGAAGTATTGCGACTACCGAACTCACTTACATCGTCAATGGCATAAGTGAACTCTGTAGATATATCCTGCAATAGATCAATCTTTTGTTCCTCTATGTATATCTCTGTACTAATCATTATCTGAATTGGCTTGTTAAGTATTTGCCTACTTCTATTTCAATCTCAAAGTTAAATAGTTTGTCTGCACTTTCTAACTTGTACTCATAATTGCTTGTACTTATGGTAACAGGGAAGTAAGCACCAAGTACTTCCATATACACAATAGGACTTGATACAAGCTGAGCCAACCACGAATAATCTTGTTCGCTAACCCAATCAGAAGTAAGCCTATATTTATCTTTATGCTGAATAGCATAGTTGAAAGTTGTTTCGTTATATCTGTTATATCCATCTATATTTGTCATTTGCCCACCTACAAGCTGCCAGTCGCTTCGCCTATATGATGCCCTTTGATACTCGCTTGACCTTCTATTTACTAAAGCGAATTTTTTAGTGTCCCAACCGCCAAGCCTATTTAAGAACTCCAAGTTAAATTGTTGGTATTTAGGATAGCACTTATGTCTTAATTTAATTACCCTTGTTTGTGCGCCACCTCTTTTTAAATAGAAGTTATAGCCGTATGTATTCTCATCTATAATCGTGCCAGATGCCCAATCGTTTATGTGTCCTGCTTGTAGGTTAAACATATTGAATTGACCGCCTAAAGTAATGTTGCCCGATACTGTATTAGTAACCACATCGCCATCGCCTAATACTTCAACCCAAGCTGAGTAACCGCCCGTTGCTATGCGTAGGAACGTAATGTAAAAGTTATCTCCGTATTCAAGCGTTATTTCGTCCGTGTCCCTTTCTGTCAAGAAATCGTCGGTAAAGTTTTCTAATAGTAAATTGTCATAATAGTCCGATAACACTAAAGGTGTTTGGTTCTTTGTTAAGAATACGTCGGCAAACAATGGCGGTACAAAGTTGTAAGCTGAGTAGCTGCCAGATGCTAAGTTTGTAGTAGTAACACCGCTAACCTCTTCGCCTATCCTTACTTGGTAATCTACTTTAATCTTATCGTTTGAAGCTACAAGTATTGAGTTGCCCGAAGGCTCGAAATAGTTAGTTACAAAACTTCTTACCATTGGAGATGCGTTAAACACCCCATAGCTACCTTCTGCACTTGGCGCAGGGAATACCTTTGATCTAATTACTTGGCTTCCGTTAATGTATACATCATACACGAATTTAAAGTTTGTAGTTCCGCTATTAGTAGAACTTGACACAAACCAAAGGTTATCGTGCATTGACGAATAAGGTGCAGGGCTACTTGTTATTGTTATTGCCATTCTTGCTTTCGTTTACTGTTTGCTTTATTTGAATTAATACATCGCCACCTACTGCGACTGCTATATTTTCAATAAATTCTTTATTAAATATTTGGGATACTGCTCTGTCAAAATAGTGCGTAGACCTAAGTCCTTTAGTATGTATGCTTTTTGCTATCGCCCAAGCTAAAGATTTTTTTCCTTGTATTGCTTTGCTTTCCGCTCCAAGCTTTGTGTACTTCTTAACGGCTACCGATTTTAGCTTATTATAACTAAGCCATTTTTCTATTACATTAACCGGAATTGACTTGCTACTTGTCTTGAACGAATAAGGTGTTTTAGCATCTGCCTTTGTATTGTTTGTACCCTTAACCCCTTTATTGACAAACCTAAAGTATTTGTCTTGTTCGCTTCCTTGCTCATATCCTAAACTTAAAACGTAACTGTTTCCAAATTTAGTTACAATACCGATTGCCGGTTCTGCTAACTTACCAGAACTTGTTATATTTTCTTGATCTAATATCTTGATTAGGGCATCATTAAAGGCTTGTCCGTATAAAGACAAGGTTTCCTCTAATACAGGTAAATCGCCTTCCTTAACCTTTCCAAAGCCCGTATCGCCTATGCTTTTTAAAAAGCCTTCCCTTAATGCTTGTATTTGCGCCTTTGATATACTCACGCTAATAAATATAAGGAAGGTCTAAAAATAACTAACCCCACCAAAAATGGCAGGGCTTGTCTATTATTTAAGTTTCCTATGTTGCTCTTTATCGTAATCGGCTTTAGCCTTCAGGTAACTAAGTGTATTTAGGAACTGGATTGTTGAAAGTTCATAGCTTTGGTCAACTGTGATATTTTCGTGGTCGGCAACAGATTTGGCGCAATATTGCCATCCAAAGTGCTGCATAAAATTTGAACCGCCTCTTGCGCTGACTCCGGACTCATTCCCTTCGACATCATTTCCTGTATCAAATAAGCCTGAGAAACCTCGATCCAGTTTCTGTATACTTGATAAAAAAAAACAACCGAATGATAAACGTGTACAAAGTTCGAGGCTTGTAGGTCGGCTGCATACTCGCTATGCTTTGCTGCATCATAGGTATCGTCTACCCATCTGCCATACCAAGTTTTACGCTGAGGCATAACCATTGAGGCTGCTAACTTATGCAAGTTGTTAATTAAATCGGTGCTAAATACCTTGCTTTCAATATATCTGGCTGCTTTGATCTGCTGCACATCATAAACAAACCGGTATCGTTTGCCGTTCACTTCCGTGTACTTAACCGGCTTACCTTCTATTTTATCGTCTAAAAAGCTAAGTGTTGCCCTTAGATTATTGAATTGCTGAATAGATAGGCTATCGACCTGGGTGTCGGTTAGATTGTAGATTATACCTACAAGCTTACTCTCTACGTCTAAGTTAGTCCAATCCTTTTCAGGCTTAGTAACTATTGGATAAATCTGTTGGTACTGCCAAATCGTTAATTCGTTCCAAGTCATTTGTTTTCTTTTTTGTCTTGTTCAAGTATCTTGTTGCTTTGATCTATTAATCGAACCCATACTATTGAGATAAGGGTTGCTGAGATTAAAGAACATATTATTGCTACTATCATTTCGTTTGGTTGTACATATCCCTAACTTCAATTATAGCTAAAATTACTATAATTATTGCGAATGGTAAAAGTATCATTTTAATTGTTTTATAATATATACAAGATGCCCACCTATGTAAGCTACTGCAAACAAAGGTAAGCAAATTGTAAAGAAGTATAATATTTTTATTACTTTAGAGATACGGCTACACTTGTTGTGCTACTCTTAGCAGGTGGGTAAACTTTGGTAACCTCGCCAGTAACTCCGTTTATTATATCAAGTCCTTGATGTGGCACTTTCTTAAGGAACTCTTCCATATCCTTTTTGGCTTTAGCTGCACTATTGTACTCGGTCATTATTTCCTCGTATTGTGGGCTTTCGCATTTGCTATAATCGTACTTAACTCCGACCTCGCGAATATTAAACTTTGCACTCATATACTCAAAGTCCTTGCCATTTAATACGGCTGCTTGTAATACCGCATCTTTGTAGTCCTTATTTGCCTTTAGGGTTTCGAGCATATCCTCTAAGGCTTTAACCTGGAGATGCGTTTTTAACGGGTCAAGTTCTCCTGCGTTTAAGCGTTCAATTAATTGATAGGTAAACTCAGTCCTTTGTTCTTTTGTTGTTTCGAAGATTTGTTGTAGTTCCATTGGTTTGTTTATTTGTAGTTTATATGGTTCTGTTCTATTAACTGATATTCTTGGAATACCAAAATATCCATCATCATCAAAATAAAAACTCATATTGTTTCGGGTTTGTAATTCTCAATGTCAAAAAAGCCGATTTTTGACTTATGTTCTGGACTTCTCATTCTACGCTTAGTAGGTTCATAACCCTTCTCGTTGCAGTAAGTAAGTATCTCAAGGTAGGTCGCATCAATGTTATTCATCATTATACTAATCGGCTCACTTGCGTAATATTTGTCTATGTATTCTTTTGTGCTTTTGGTCATTGTGTTTAATTGTGTAGTCGGTTAATGCTGCCATTACAAAACCTGTTGCAATTAGCAGAAGGCAAATAGCGTAGATCATTTTGAATAGATGTCTTGAAGTTGTCCTATAAGGTAACAAGCTACTAAAAATACGGCTAAAAGTTGTGCGGTTTCTTTTTTCATTGTGTTTGTGTTTTGATTAAATAATAACCAAATATACAAGTTTTACACAATCCACCAAATTTATTTTTGTAACCTTGTTGCAATTATAGAAAGGCATACCTACCCGTGCCACGTTTAAGGCTGAAGTTCTGCCAAGCCAAAGCCAAAGCCATCACTGCATCATCGTGAAAGCCTGAAGGTGCTGAGTACTTAACCCCGGTTGCCGTATACTGATACTCAAATACTTCTAACTCCTGGCTTATTATCCCTTCAGGATAGCCAATCTTACCTTGATGTATTGCAGCCTGTAAACCTTCCATTAGCTGCTGCTTACTTGAACTTGTGAACTTTAAGCCTTGTATCATTACCCCTTCTCTTTGTAGGTCTTCTAGTATCGGGTCACCAACCCCCGTAGAATCGACAAGGATAGGGCATTTAGGCAGCCTAAGGATAGTTTGCTTGGTATTGTGCCAATCCATTTGAAAGCGGTCAAAATAAGCCACATTCCCGTCTTCGTCTAAGCCTACTATTACTGTCCAATCGACCGACTTGGCAAGGTCAATCCCATAAGCTACTACCGGCATTGTTGTTACTGGGTGTATGCACTTACGAATATGTTGGCTACCGAAAGGGTTTGCTGCGTTCTCAGCAGGGTTTGCCATATACTCCTGCTCAAACACAACCTCTGGGAGTTGCTTCCTTGCATCGTCTATTTCGTTGGGGTCAATGTAAGGGTTATCGTATGTAGTAAACTTAAAGCTTTGCCAATCAGGTTCAGCTTTGCTAAACAAACTAAAGAAGTAGTTTTTACCTTTAGGGGTGCTTAAGAATATAGCTTTACCCTTGTAGTCAGTTAAGGTAGGTCTTATTGAGTTGAGCCACCCGTCTTCTAAGTTGGGTATAAAGGAAGCCTCGTCTACTATTACCAGGTTAAATTTGCGCCCTCTTAAGTTATCCAAGCGTTCCCCTGTAAAGAACTCGACCTTGCCACCATTTGGGAAGCTGATATTTAAGTCCGATTTGTTATTAGGGAACG